TTTAAATTTCCTGCTGAAATGTTAGTTGCACTAAGATTAGTAATGGACATATTAGTACCATTAATTGTTCCTGCTGTAAGAGTTCCTACATTTGCAGTTATAGCCGATAGGGTAGATACATTTATTTTATCTGCATTTACAGCATCTGCATTTATTTTGTCAGTCGTAATAGCATTAGTTTGTATGTTAGTGGCTACTATTGAGTTTGCATCAAGTTTACCTGCAACTATCGCTCCTGCTGTAATTTTAACTGCAGTAATTGCGTTAGAAGCTATCTTGTCTGCATTAATTTGACCTGCTGCAATTTTAGCAGTGGTAATTGCGTTGGAAGCTATTTCAGAAGCCGTGATAGTGCCTGAAACTATTTGCGTGGCTGTAACTGCATTAGCTGCAATAGAATCTTGATTGACAGCATCAGTTGCTATAAGAGCATTGGTAACTGCGTTGTCTGCAATCTTAGCTGTCTCAACTGCATCTGTACCTATCTTAGAAGCTGTGATTGCACCTGCAGCAATTACACTTCCCTGTATAGCATTAACTGCAATTTTTGCTTGAGTTACAGCATTTGCTGCAAGTTTAAGTGTTGTTATAGTTCCGTCTCCAATAACTGAAGCAATAAAATTACCGCTTACTGAAGAACTAAAAGCTGATTCTTGTCCTGAGTGATTAACTGACCTTACCCAAAAGTAGTAAGTTGTACCTGCCGTCATTCCGTCCTGATCTCCAAAGATAGTTGTGCTAATTTTGTTTGGCTCACCACCTATAGTCTCAACAAGATGTGTATCATTTGTAGGGTTAGTATTTGCTGTTCTTCTATATACTTTAACGGCTCTTAGGTCTGAGTTATTAGGGTTAGTCCATGAGACTAGAATATTCAACTTGCCACTTGATGCTGTTAAATTTGTAGGTACTGCAGGTGTTGATCCTGCGACTGCTATTGTAATATTTACATTGCTTGTATAAGGACTTGTTACACCATTAACATCTATATGCCTTATTCTTACATTGTAAGTTTTGCCTACAACTGCATTTGCGATAAGTGCAACGGCAACTCTTTTCCCTGCCGTAAAGTCTGAAGTAAATGCATTGTCTGAACTTAGCTTAGACTCAATCTCGGTAAGAATAACTTTGTCTGATGCGTTGTTAGTCCATGCTACCTTTATATCTACCTTACTGGTTGTGCCGTCTATGTTGCTCTGTTGCGTTAGGGAAAGATTTGTTGGTGCTGTTACAGCATAAGTACCTGTTGAGACATTAGAGCCTTCAGATTGACCTGTCGTGTAGTCATTTGTTGCGAAGTTAAATACAGCAGCACTTATCTCTCTCAATGATAGCCTTGTTGCTATAACAGGAACTTCTCCGTCTTGTATAATTTCCATATTTGTAGATTGAACTTCAAATATTTTTTGTGTGTAACCTAATCTTTCATTGGTAACATAAACCCAATCGGTAGGTTGCAATCTCATGAACTGTAGACTTACTAAAACTGATGTAGATGTAGCTTCTCTTTGACTTTTTAAAGCTATCCTTCCCAATCTCTGCGCCATAGTATCTGTAGTAGTAAATGGTAATTGGGTTTCCATTTGCTTGACATAGTTTGCTGTACTTTCACCACTAGGAGTATCTGCATTTAAAAATCCACTATCTCTATAAACCTCTGCATCCATAGATATATAATTTAATGAAGCATCTACATAGATAGGTTTAATTGAGTTATACAAATCTCCTGTACTTGTATTTGTTGCAACTGAAATTGGTGCTAGCAATTCGTCATCTGTAATAGTAAGACTTGGTGACTGAGAAGCTCCTGCAAATACATTAAATTGTCCATTTACATATGACATCTTACCTGCCATAGAACTTAGTAATGCTTCAAATACACCCCCTCCATTAGCACTAAAGTTAGTAAATCCGTTAGCTGTGTATCTTCGTTCTGTTGTGCTTCCATCTGCAAGGGTTACATTTTGGTCGCAAGTATTTGCTGCTGATGCAATTCCACCTGCATTGGTAGTATCATTTATTTCTGATGTTTCAGCTTTTATCCCATACTCTGTATTAGTTAAAAAATCTCTAATAATTAAAGCAGGGTTTGATCTTTGTAAATCACTGCTAGCGACAGCATTAGTTCTAGGATCAAATATATTTTTACCTTTTACCTTAAATGATGTAGCAGGTATTCCTCCACCAAATTTTTCCGTATCAAATATCATTTCTATATAGACATAAGCCAATCCTAAAAACTTATCTGAAGTACCCATGCTATTTAGCTGTGCGTTCATGTATCCATCAACTGCAGTTTGGCTACCGTCACTAAATGTAAACCTAACCAAAGTTCCGTCTGAGTCAAATTTATTATCATTGCCAGTGTTCTTAAAGTCTGCATTAGTTACTCTAAACACAGTGCTGCCACTTATAGTACTGGAGTCCGTGGTGGTATTAATATCATTTAACCTCATGTGGGTTAAGGCTTCTATTTCATGACCTGCTAATACTATAACCGTATGCAATTTGTGGTTATCTACTCCTGATGTTTCCATGTGAACTATAGTTCCACCAACACGGCATTGACCATAAACTATTTGCCTTGGTTCTAATGGTGCTTTTCCTGCAAACTTAGAACCAAAGTTTCCTGCTGATGCGTTAATGCCTTTAGAGGTCATTCTTTGAATAAGACCTGTTCCCAAAGTAGTGGCAAAGGTTAGCCAAGCTGCTGAAGTAGCACCTGCTGCTGTTAAACTTCCTATCTCAAAATATGCGCCTGTTGCATAAGCCACATAAACTACAAAGGCTATTGTGATAGCTTGTTTTATCTGTTTAGCCATTAGTCAATTCTCCAAACTCTCATAGCAAGGTCATTATTTACTAATCCTATGCCGTCATCTGTTGGGGTTAAAATTCCAAATCCCTCGCATATTCCCACAAGTTCTGATTCTTGTTTGTATACAACTAAGTCTCCACAAGTCATATAGACCTTATCTATCTCAACAACACCCTTTTCTTTGCAAGCCTTTTCTATACTTTTACCTAATGTGCCACCATATTTCTCAATAGCTTTCATAGCACTTTCTTCATCTTTCCATTTTAAAGTTTTGGGTATCAAATCTTCACCAGTCATAACTTTAATTAAAGCGTTAGAGAACTTGCAACAATCCCATTTACCCCATTGAAAAGGTTTGGATTTATTTTCGTGCATGAATTCGCCAAAGAAGATTTGCCAGTCAATTAATTTCTTCATTTTTGTTGTGGGTCGCTTCCTTGAAAGCCATTATCTCTATCTGAGCTACCACCTTTTCCTGCGCTTTCAGATGTTTTACCCCATACAATTTGCTTATCTTGTAATGATGCAACTCTGTTTAAAGAGGTATCGCCTGAGTGTAGAAAGTTTTGAGACTCTTTTGTGTATCTAAAATTGCATGGTCTGTCTAAATCTACCAATCTATTTTCTGCATCTATGGTTACAGTTGAGCCTTGTGGGGAATCAACGATAACAAGGCTAGTCATTCTGCCTTTGAATAAAGTTAAAGTTCCTGCTACCTCATTAGTTCCACCCATTTGATAGCCAAGAAAAACCGTAATAGGTCTATTTTGATAGGTTTCTGTGAGTGCGTAATTAACGATAGTAGCGTCCATACCTGATATACCAATAGACAAACCGTTAGATTTTAACTCTGTATTTTCTTCAACATTACTAATGCTAAGAAGTGATCCTGCGCCAGTATATGTTTCAGATGCAATTACTAAATCGTCAGTACCAGTCCATATTAAAATGTCATCAGTATCAAACTCTGCTTTAACTGCAAAAAATATGTTTTGCTCATTAGCGCCTAGACGATTAACAATAGAAGCATCTAAACCTTGTCTAGTTGCCATATTAGATTACCTCAATACAAGAGAACCCAAATCCATAGTTAGAAACTCTGTCTGCTGACCAACTGACTTCATTTGAAATCATCCTAAAAGTTCCTTTTGGATTTGTGAAAACTACATAATGATTTTCTGCTAAGTCTGACCTAAGTTTAGGCTCTGTCTTAACGCCGTAAAAATCCTTACCACTAACTGTTGTTACCGTTGCATCTTCTGTAACCATTACCAGTTGTGCAGGGCTACCTGTAGAGTTTGTTGCTGATTGAATAGAAAGATAGTCTCCCTTCTTAATAGTTCCTGTGGCAGCGTTTGTGGAAGCTAGAAGGCATAATCCAGTAGCACCCTTAACATTAGTTTTAACTTTGCAACTTTGGGTGTTAGATTCTGTTGTCAATGTGCTTGATGTAACTACTACAGTGTTGCTTGTTCTTGTAACAATCTTATGAGTTCCATTGTTAACCTCATTTACAGCGCCAGTAACTACAATAAAGTCTCCTGCCTTTGCGCCACTAAAAGTAGAAGCTGCGGCTGTGATAGTGGAAGAACTAAAAGATAGTGTTACAGAGTTGCTATCTACTCTTTTGTTTGAAGTTAAAAAAGCAGTGTCATATGTACCTAGATTACTCAAAGCATCAGGATCAGCAAATTTAAAATGATTAACTGCGCCATTAAGCTCTAAAAGAAATGTTTGCCAATTTACAGCAACACTTCTTCGCATTGGTGGTAGTGATACTTCTGCTATCCAATAAACACCATCATATTCCTGAGTCTTAGTCTGACCAGTAAAAGGTGAGACTGTAACTCCTACAGTTCTTACTAGTGTAAAGTTACTTGTTATAAAGTTTGGCGTAGTCGGCATTGTAATTAATTTAGCCACCTTGTAATGCTCTCCTATAGTTACCACCACGCATTGCAGCTTCTGCCACAGCGCCCTTAGTTACATCTGCTATCTGTGGCATCATTTTCATTACCTCTGCCCTAACAGTAGGCACAACGCCTGTAGCAAAGTTAATAGATTGATTGATTATAGTAGCGCCACCACCCATAGCATTTTTGCTATTCATATTATTCATAATGCTGCCGCCAGTGTTAGGAATAAATATCTCTGCCCCTCTTTCACCAACAACTGTAGGTCTGCCTGCTTGAACTGTTCCACCACCTGCGAACCCAATCCCATCGGCTAGGTTATCTACATCAGGATTAGATAAATTTATTTCACCAAGACGATTCGCTCCTTGCAAATTAAAGACTGCATTTAAAATTTTGTTGACTACAGCCATTTGCAGAAAGATAGCTATTATTTGGGAAACAATGCTTCTGCTAAAGTTTTTAAAACTTTCAAGCGCATTTTTTCCTTGTAACAGCGAATCAACAAAATCAGTAGTAAAAGCATTAGATGAGGTTATAACAGCTTCCCTCATATCGCCTAAAGCGATTTCAGTTCCGTTTAAAGCAGGATCAAGACCACTACTCATACCTGCAACCATTGCTTCAATTTCTGCGTTCATTTCGTCTATGCTTTTAGTGGTAGCATCTAAATTTTCAGGCTCAAAAAAACCCATTTTTAAACCAAAAGCCTTTGCTAATTCTGTTGCTTGCGCAGCTAATTTATCTACCTTATCGGTGAATGTTCCTAGCGCTACTGTACCCAGTATTAAGGCAGCAAATACAGGACTTCTAGACATTAAAAGCAATGCAGTTCTAGCCATTCCGATAGCTTTTGCTAGTCCTACCATAGCTTTAGAAAATAATAGCGTTGCACCTATAGCGGCTTGTCTAGCAGCAAATAAAGTCATCAACAGCATTAGCGTATTCATGTTAGCTTGAACAACTCTTAATGTTTTACCTAAGAGGTTAAATGCTTTTCCTATGCCTTCACCTATCATTGCACCAAGTGGCTCTGCTGCTTGTGCAAGTTGAATTAATCTTTTGCCAGTTCTTTTTAAAACATCATTTAATCCACTTTCACCAATAGCATTAAATAATTCTGCGACTCCATCTAGTAAATTAGAAAAAACACCTGACACAGTGTTAAGCCTTTCTTCTAATGCTGTATCAAAGTTTTCTTGTGCAATATTTCTTAAAAATCCCACTATTTCTTCAGAGTTTCTACCAATAGTGGTTTCTTGCTCTCTGAATATCATAGTAATTTTATCGCCCTCTAGTTTAGCTTTTATACCAAACTGTTTAAGCATTTCAGTCTCACCAGTTGTAGCGTTGAATGTAGCTTGTGCTATTTGTGTTATGTCTTTTCCAAAAGCTGCAGCAAGGTTACCAAAATCTTTTAATGTATCGCTTGTTGGTGCAATACCTGCATTTAAAAGAGTGGTGAAGGCTGATGATACATTCTGTAATTGGAAGGTTGTACCCTTTGTGAATTCACGAACCATATCCATACTAAGCGCAGCACCTTCGGCTGAACCAGTAATAGCTTTAAGGGTTGCTTCTAAATCTTCAAACTGTCTTGATGTGTTAACAATTTCTTTGCCAATTCTAGCAAACCCTATTACAGCAAATACTTTTGTCAAATTACCAAAAGTCATGATTGATGCTTTGGCTGTTTTGTTAGTAGTTTTTAGTTTTTGATTTACAGAATCAAGACCCTTTCTAAGTCCTGCTGTTTCGGCTTTAATCTCTACGATTAATTTGTCAACTGTAGTAGCCATTAGTCAGGATATAACTCCATAAGATCATTTAATGAATCTTTGTCCATTGGCTTTTCTTTTTCTGCACCATTAAATTCCATAAAACCGTCAATGGCACTATGTATTTCAATAATTGAACAATTCCAAAACTCTGAAGGTTGCATACCAATCATACCAATACAAATGCTCATGTATCTTTTAATAGGCAATTCATCAGCTACTACTCCTCTATCGGCTTTCCCTGTGTAGCACCTTCATCTGATTCTGCCATTAAGGAACTGGTTACAAGTTCTGCTACACATCTAGTAGCTTCAATAATACCTACATCTTGAATTATATTAGTTACATCTTTCTCTTTAATATCATTGCCACCACCTCTTAGAGCTTGATGCAATACAGCTATTAAATCAGTAATTCTTATATCTGCTTCGCCCATTTTTTGAGCCAGTTTAATTATTCCGCAACCAGTAGCCGTTTCTATTTTAATAATAGCATCTACTGTTAGTCGTGCTTTGTAGGTTTCAGAACCTAGAGTTACTTCAATCTGCCCTTTTAGTGGGTTTGTCATCTGACTTCTCCTTTGTTGGACTTGCCATTGCAAGTTTTATTTTAAAAATGTTGTCTCTGTGGTCTACCGTGTAGGATTCTACATTATGATTTTTACCGTTGACAGTTATTGCTTCACCTAAATTCTTTACGCTAGGTATATGTAACATATTGTTTTTACAAACACCTAATAGGCTATCTGTTCCAATCTTAACTTCTACCTCTTGCCAAGACATAAATTAAGCTGCTGTGAATGCTGCAAACCCTGCTGATTCAAAAGACATAGAGTAAGTAACTTCGCCATTGTACTCACCTGCATACTCTAAACTTGTTACTTGAAATAGTCCTACATATTTTCCTAAATCAGGAATTACAAATGTAAAAGATGTAAATGTTCCATTTTGTGGTGTTGAGCCATTTGCTGCTACTTCTTTCTGTGCTTCAAAAGCCGTTCTTACAGCAAGTTCTGAAGCTGCATCTGTAAATACACCTGACCCACTAATTGAAATGCTGCTAACGCCGCCACCTGCTAATAAAGTTCTAATACCTAAACTATCTTTATTAGTTATATCTACTGATTCATCACTCATAGTGATAGAGGTAGACCTAAGACCTGCAACAGTGGTAACAGTACCACTCACTGGTATCTTGATTAACATATCCAAACCTTTTTGTGCTGCCATTTTACTATTCTCCTAGGGTTATCCTAAAATTATTGCTCGGAATCGCATAACTCCATGTCTAGTAACACCGTCTGTGTCTCGCATTATGTCGCTAAACTCAAATCTAAGGTTGATTAGATTGAACCCAGTTACAGTTAAGTTTATATCATGCAATAAATCGTGAATCTTGTCCATTATTTCTTTTGTTTGTTTAGAGCCTTTATATTGCGACCAAATATGGATATTGATTGTGGTTTCAGAGCCTACTGCTGTCATGGTTGAATAGTCAATAGTAGTTTCTTCGCCTAAAGATATAAATGGATATGTGTTGCCCTCTATAACCTCATCATAAACACCACAGGCAAGAGTAGTAGTTATTGCGCTAACATTTAATGCGTTGTAGATGCTTGTTTGTAATGCAAACTGTCCTATGCTCATTTAATGATTCCCTCACTCTTAAATATCTGCACAATCTTTTTTTTATTTTTCATTAAGGCAGGTTGCATAAATGGTCTTGGTTGCATATTAACAGTTCCAAACTCTAAGGCTTTTGAATAAGGCGCTGCAGATATAATTTGACCAACAACGCTTCCGTCAGGTTGTGATTTAACATTCATGGTTATTTGACTAACAAGAAAACCTGTATCTGTAGCAGGTGGGTTCAATGGTTTAGATTGTGTATGAGTTCTAGAGGGTTTATATTTTCTTACGGATTCACCACTACCCCCTGCTTGCACGCTAGAGACTGCTGTGCTTGTTACTAGCATTGTTGATCTTGCCACTGCTTTTTTAGCATTGCTATGCGCAGTTGTAGTTAATCTTTTGTTGAGCCTTTTTTTGAATGCTGCCAAATTTTTAAAACTCATATTGCTACGCCTTCTTCACATTGAAGTTTTAGGAATCTGTCTCTCTCGTCTACATTAATAATTC